TTCAGCACATAGCGAAGCCCCCAAGTCGTTAGACTCGATAAAGTTTCGAAACACTTTCGAGGCATCCTGAATTGAAGTGCAGGGTAACTCGATGCGCTTACCAAATAATTCGTACTCATGACTTCTGACAATAGTAATGACTTTCATGACTTTACCTCCAACAAATCGACTGCGCTAAAAACCATGGCGAAAAAACCCATCAAACCAAATTCTCCACCAATTCCATGAGGAATTATCCCGAACACAAACAAACCAAATCCGACTCCAAAACAAACCTCTTTCATATCTAGTCCTCTCAATCGGCATTATTGCCGATGCCTTTACTAATGCAGATACCATGCCAAAGTCAAAACCTAATGAATTCATATACATCACCAAAGACACACCACCTAAAATTTGTAATATTTTTAGTCACTGTATAAATTTTATACGGTCGCTACGGCATTAGTTTAAATCGCACTCTTTACCCTCTCTATTATATGTACACACGTGACCTTGTAAGTACCTGGAATCATTGGATTTTCGATCTGGAGATGTTTTTGCAAACCTCCCGAAGTAAAAACCCAATAAAAACAAATACTAGAAGTATTTCTAATGGGTCTGATAATAGTAATTATGTAAACTCTGTTTTTTCTTCAATGATCACACCAGGTTAGACGGCCTCAAAATAAGTGTACCTTATAAGAACTACTAATGATCCTGACTTGGCATGGTTCTTGTCTCGAACCACCGAACCAACTACCCACCCAAGCCATTGATATCATTACACTATTAGTCAGTCTAATAGGTAGCCGGGCAAGTCATCAGGCAGAATAATAAATTGAATCGGTGGATTTATTCAATGAAATCGATGGGGGGGCTAGGGGGGCAGCGCGCCTCGTGGTCGTTAACGAATCGCCCTGGTCCATATAACGTGCGCATTCCGACCTCCGATCAAAATAGTTTACTTCCTAGCAAAATGAATTAGGCTCAAATTAATGGACTCAAAAGAAAAGCGTAAGCAGATCAGGCAAAGAACTGACCTTTCCGTATTAGCCAAAGAAAATATTAACGACCCAATCGGCACCAAGCGCACCCGCCACAAGCTCCCAGAAGGAGCCACGATCCAAAAAGAGCTCACCTTCAATACCTACATCGAGCAGATCGAGGACCCCCGATCCTTCTTAAACTTGCTCCCAGAAGGCGTTAAAGAAGCCGTCCTCAGTGTCCCCGAAGAACTCGTCCATGTCGAAGAGGAAGCTCTATTAGGCATCCTGAAGGCTCGCTATAACTACACCCCAACGGCCGCAGTCGAAGCCATGCGCAATAACTTCTGGATGGAGCATGACCGAGTATCGGCTACCCGGAATGAGGTGATGAATCAGTCGAACATCTATCTTGGGATAGTAAGCAGAAACCAGTTCCACAGTATGCTTAGAGAGTCCCCTCATGTGGTGGCTTATATCCTCTGCCGTCCACCGGAGTACGAAGCGGTGATGCGGGGGCTTTTGAATCTATCGACTCGGAGGATTCGGGACGTTTTAAACCTTCCGTTGGAGAAAGCTGATGGGTCTGTTCAGGACGCTAAGATCATTGAGCTTGTGCTGAAGGCAGCGGCTATGGTGGACCTCCGAGCCAAAGGTGGCTACGTCCAACGATCCGAGACGAAGAACCTGACCCTTATGAAGCAGGAAAACAGCTACACGAACGTGTTCCAAGCAGCATCAAGCACCAAGTCCATGGACATCAGCAAGCTCACTGGGGACATAGACGCAAAGATTGCGGCTCTTGAGAAGGAGATGCAAGCGGTTCCGGGGATTGGATATGACTCGGTAACGGAGACGGTGAAGTCCCCCGAACCGATCGTAGCCTCGTTTCAGAAACTCAAGGACGGGGAGATCGTTTGAGCACAGAAGACTCGATCAGGGACATCAAGCTAGAGAAGCTCAAACTTCTCGAAGAGAAGGCAAAGCTCATGCGTGGGCTTCCGCACATCTATGGGTTCAAGGACTATGCTTGGTCTCGGGAGTTCTTGGACTCGAACGATAAGACCATATTGCTCACGGCCGCGAACCAGTTGGGTAAATCGACCACGCAGATTCGGAAGATTGTAGACTATGCGACTAATGTACAGGCTTGGCCCAACCGGTTCAGAAGAACGCCAAGGCAGTTTTGGTATTTGTACCCGACTGCGCAGATTGCAACAGCGGAGTTCCATACGAAATGGAAGCCCGACATATTGCCCAAGGATGACTTCAAGGACGACCCGCAGTACGGCTGGAGGGCGGAGTTTAAGAACCGGGGGGACATCTCGGCGATCTACTTTAACAGCGGAGTCGCGCTCTACTTTAAGACTTACGCTCAGGATGCTCAGCATCTTCAGTCGGGCACGGTGGATTATGTGGCTTGCGACGAGGAATTGCCCATAGAGCTGTGGGATGAGATCAACTTTAGAAGAAATGCGGTAGATGGGATGTTCTCGATGGTGTTCACTGCTACACTTGGTCAGGAGTGGTGGCGGTTGTGCATGGAGCCCAAGAGTGGGGAGAAGGAGGAAATGCCATTTGCTAAGAAGCTACGGGCTTCGCTATTTGATTGTCAGTATTTTCTGGATGGTAGTCCTTCTCATTGGACTAATGAGAAAGTCCTCCGAACCATCGCAATGTGTAAGTCCGAGGCCGAAGTGCAACGGCGGGTCTATGGTCGCTTTGTCAAAGATGAAGGATTGAAGTACCCGAGTTTTGATCGGGCCAAGAACGTACAGCCTCCGATACAGATTCCGGCGCATTGGTCGATTTATGTGGGTGTGGATATTGGTGCTGGTGGGGATGAGAACCATCCGAGCGCTATTACGTTCGTGGCGGTGAGGCCAGATTATCGATATGGCCGGGTGTTTCGGCATTGGCGGGGGGACGACAAGGTATATACGATGTCGGATGTGGCATCGAAGTATATGGAGCTTTCGCAGGATTTGGCTGTGACAGCGGCGTTCTATGACTACCATGCCAAGGACTTTAAGACGATTACGGATCGGATGGGGCTTAGCTTTATCCCAGCGGAGAAGAAGCACGATGTAGGGGAGCAGATCATCAACGTGCTGTTTAAGAACGGGATGCTTGAGGTAGACAGCTCGTTTGAGTGTAACCCGATCATTGCGGAATTGACTACGCTTCAGCTTGGCACGGATAAGCGGAAGGCTAAGGACGACTCGGTGGACTCAATGCGTTATGCACTGACGAAGATCCCGTTCGACTTCTCGCATATCGGGTTCACCCCGGTTAGAGATACGTCGATGGTGGGGAGGAAGCTGAGTGCCCATGAGACGGCGCATATTGAAAGAAACAGGGATCGAATAAGAATGTTTGCACCAAAGTCCGATTCGGGCTTTAATGAGGTACAAGATGAAATTAAATTTTGGAATGACTCCTACGGAACCGACCTCTCCGACTATGACGACTTCTTTTGACACAAAGTCAATTACTGATATTATAGAGTCATGTAGTCGCAATGGAGTGGCTAAGTTCTCTTATGGGGGACTGGAACTGAGCTTCCTCCAGGTAGATAAGGCTCCAACCACAGAGCCCGTTTTCGTTCCGCTTGAAGTAAAAGCAGCGCAAGATTCCCAGGCCAGGGCTTCTCTTACTAATGAAGAGTCATTGATCAAACAAAGCACACTTGAGCAGATGCTTCTTGATGATCCTCTTGAGTATGAAAATCTCCTCCGTCAAAGGGTTGTAGAATGAAAAAATTAGATCACGGCGAACTGGTTAGACTTTATAAAGATGGCGAGAATGCAGACAATCATTTGTATGCGGAACAGCGCTCTAACCTTTTGCTTGTGGCTGGTTCCCACTATGCTCGTAAAGGCTCACGGTTCTGGAACCGTGTTAGGGATGACCAGAGGCTCACGGAAGAGCAAAAAATCCGTCTGACTATTAATCACATTCAGCGTATCTGTAAGATTTACGAGAACAACATCATCTCGTATTCGCCCGGCGTTGCCCCGCTTCCTAAAAACCAGAACGAGCTTCAGGACCAGAAATCGGCCGAGCTTAATAACTCTGTATGGCGCGACATCAAGGACCGCCATCGCTGGAATGATAAGGTTCGGGAGATTGTGCAGGACTTCATTCGTGTGGGTGAAGTGTGTCATAAGATTTATTGGGACGAAACCAAGGGCAAGCAGGTTGGATATGCTCCAGCCGTAGATGAGATGGGTCAGCCTGTAATGGACGAAATGGGCCAACAGCAGATCGATAAGTCCAAGCCTTTGTTTTCTGGGGACTTCGTATTTGAGCGTATCTTTGGATTTAACATCTTCCGAGCGGGTGAAGCAAAGTCCATGGAAGATTCTTGGTTCATTGGCTATCGCAAGATGGTTAACATTGACGATCTTCGCACTCGCGTTGGAAATGACGAAGAAAAGCAGAAACTTATTCAGGAGAGCAAGGACGAGACGTACCTTGTATTTGATGGAAATGGATCGACTTACGAAAAGTCTAATAATCAATGCCTTGTGCTTGAAATGTACATTCGGCCTTCGATCAATTTCCCGAACGGCTACTATTTCATTTACACGATGCAGGGAATTCTTTGGGAAGGTGAGCTTCCTTATGGCGTATTCCCGATCATCTTTGCTGGGATGGATGAAATCCCTACTTCTCCTCGCTGTTACTCATTCATCAAACAACTTCGTCCAATCCAAGGTGAAATCAACCGAGCCGTAAGTCAGACTGCTACCCATCAGGTAACTCTTGGGGATGACAAGCTCGCAGTACAAGCAGGAACCAAGGTAGCAAATGGTGGGCTTCAGCCAGGCGTTCGGGTGCTTTCGTATTCTGGTGCTGCTCCTACTGTTATTCCTGGCCGTACTGGAGATCAGTATCTTCCGTATATTACTCAGATGATCGATCAGTTCTACGTGATCGCAAATCTTCAGGAAGAGCTCCAAGAGAAGCAGACCAATCTAGATCCGTACACTATGCTTTTCATGAGCATTCAGCAGAAGAAAAAATTCTCTGTGTACACCTCAAAGATCGAGCGGTACTTGATTGATTTCTGTGAGAAAACCCTAGAACTTGCGAAACAGTATTACACTGAGCAGAACCTCGTCCCGGCTATTGGTCGGGCAGAGCTAATCAATGTGGCTGAGTTTAAGAACACTTCTCCGTTGTTCTACACGATCCGGCTTGAGCCAGGGACTGAGGACATGGAGACTCGTCTTGGTAAACAGCTTACCTTCAATCAGATCATGCAGTAT